CAGTCCGTCGCCTCCACCGTAAGCGCCTTTTCCTGCTCACCTTTTTCTTTTCTGAGATATTCAGCGATTTCCTCATCCGTCATGACGCGCCAGTCGTTCGTGACGTCTGGAAGATCGTGAATGTACGTGTCGACATCAATCACGCTGAGGTCGGGCACGCCTTTTGAATTGGCAAGGCAAACGGTCACATCGAGACCGGTCGCGTCGGAGGTGTAGAAAAACGTCAGAGTGGCACGGCAGCCGGTGGGAAGTTTGTAGCCCATGCCTCACTCCTCCCCTGCGCCGGTGTCGTCATCCTTGGCCGGCTCGTCCTTCGCCGGCTTGCGGCGGCGGAAAGCCTCGGGAATGTCCATGCCGTCGGAGTTGCCTTCGAAGCACCAGCCCTCGTCCCAGGCGGCGCGGCGCGGATCGCGCGCCGTGTAGGGATTGTCGGTGACCACCTTGCCGGCGCGGCAGGCCTCGCGGCCCTCTTCACGCGCCGCGGCGATATCTTCGGCGGTGATGACCGTCGCCACCGGCCGTTCGGCCGGACCTTCGCCGTCTCCGTCGTCGTCCTGGTCGTCGTGGCGGCTCAGCCGGTCGCGCGCCGCCTCGCCGAGCGGCGTGCCATCGAGCATGCCGAGGGCGGCGCGGTAGACCTCGACGATCTGCTCGGTCTCATGGCGGTCGGCCTTGGCCGCGTCGTCTTCGAGCGCTTCCTTGACGATTTTCTTGAGGGCCTTGACGTCGAAGCCGCGCGCCTTGGCCCTGGCGGCGATCTCGCTGGCGCGGTCCTTCAGCGACTGCGCTTCCTCGGCGATGCCGACCAGGCCGTCGACGATTTCGCGCAGCTCCGCGACGGCGGAGGAGTTGCGCATGGGTTCGGATTTCGGCTTGCGGGCCATGGTCAGTCCTTCGGGGAAATGGCTGGATAGGGAAAGCGGCCGGGCAGATAGCGGCGCAGGGCGGCCTGGAAGCGCTGCTCGGCGTGTTTGGCCGACCAGATGCCTTCGGGCCGAAGGTCGGGGATTTCGCAGGTCTTGCGGATTTCCACGAGCCCGCCCCACGGCGCGACCTCGCCGCCCATGAAGGCGTCAACCTCGGCGGCGAGCATGCGGAGGTCCATCTCGCGGACCGTGGCGGCGACGCCGGCCGGCAACGGCCATGGGATGCCGGCTGCCGCGTAGATCGCGCCGTCGAGCGAGCCCTTCAGGCGCTTGAGCGCGTACTTGAAAAGCCTCGGTCCGGAGATCGCCGGAATGTTGCGGCAGATAAGTTCGGTCAGGCCGAACTCGTCGAGGATCACCTGGATGTACCAATTGATGGCATTCTGGGCCGGCGTGGCGATGTCGCCGATCGGGCCTTCGTGCGCATCGTGAAGAAGGAAGGCGGCGGCGATATCATCGTCACCCGTCTCTCTGGCGAGGATGTCGGCACCCATGACGCAGTGCTGCGCCACGGAATAGGCGCCGCCGCGAATGTCGCCGGTGAAGCGGGCGAGGCGGGAAAGGGCGCCGGCGATATCGATATCGAAGTCGATGTCGTCCGGGCTGGGGTCGATCAGGCGAAAGGCCTTGCGCGACGCCGTCTGCTTCCAGGGGACGTCGGGCACCACGATCCCGGTCGGCCTGACATTGCGCTTGTACCAGTCGCTGGAAGTATCGACGTCTGCGCGAGCCTTGGCGGATGCGCGAGCCTTGGCGGATGCGCGAGCCAAACCGTGTGGATCGAAAGGCGGTGATTGCATCAGATGACACCCCTGAAAATGCCGGCCCAGAGGCCGCCGGCCGTGAGGAAGAGCGCCAGCGCCGTGAGTGCGGCGACGTCGCGGATGGCGTCGAGGGCCAGCGCCTTGGCGCGGGGAAACAGGCTGCGGATGTCGCCTGCCGCGAAGCCGGCGGCCGCAAGGTCGAAATAGAGCTCGTCGTCGGTCGGGTCGGGCTTGCCGACGGCGCGGGCGCCGGTGATCGACGCGCCGATGGCGGCCACCATGCCGGCCTGGGTTTCGGCGGCACCGATGGATAGGTATGGCTGTCGTCTGGGGTGAACCGTGGCGTCCATCAAGTCCGCTTCGCGGAAGCACATGTGTTGCACGGTGTCGTCGGTATTTTCGAGCGACACCTCGACGACACCCTTGCCGAGCCTGCGCACGACCTTCATTTCCGGATCGAATTCACCGAGCCGAACCGGCGCGCCGATGGCAAACTTTCTGCGTATGGTCATGATGCGGCCAGCCCGGCGCGGATGGGAACGACGGAGCCGCCGGCCTCGACCGGGATGCGCGCCTCGACGCGCAACACCAGCACACCGTCCTGCGCCTCGAAACGGCAGGGACAGGCCTGCGGCACGGCTTCGAGCATGGCGACGACATTCACGCCGTGGACCACCGGCGGCAGGTTGAGGTGCAGCCGGAAGCCGCGCGCCCGCGAATGCGGGATCAGCTTGATGCCGGAGCGCGGATGGTCGGCCCGCGACAGCTGGAAGGCACCGAGGTCTTCGCCAACGCCGATCGACACGACGAAGCGCTCGCCGCCCTGCCAGCCGACCTGTTCGACCAGCTCGCGCGTCAGCGTGAAGGTCAGGCGCCGCCGGTCGCCATCGCGGCCGGTGACCGACTTGTGCAGCACGGCGCGCGGACCCGGCGCCTCGCGCATCCAGCCGGTGATTGCGGGAAGGAAAGCCATTGTCGTCTCCTTCATCTGGGCAGAGCTCCGCCGTTCCCGGAAATGATGCCGGGCTGGCGAGGTGTTGCTCGGTGACAATCGGTTGCCCGTCAGGGCGGAATGGTGCGCGATGCTTTCGCTCTGAGTGGCAAGTTACGGGGGGAACTCGCCTGTTAGCCTCGGGCCGTCGCGCCGGCCTACTCCACTTTGCAGTCTATACGCTTTGTGGATTGCGCGATTGGATTGCTCATCCTACTCCTGACAACTCAAAGGAGCATGGACATGAGCGAAGCCCCTATTGTTTCCTTCCCGCTGATCGCCGGTCGTGACGGCATGTTCGATGGCGTCCGATTGGTCTTTCGTTACCGTCTCGGGCAGTACGATTTCACCGAGGAGGAGGTCACAGAGATCCTTGGCGGCAATCGAGCCTTGCTCGAAGGCTACTGCAAGTTTCTTAGCGACAGTGAGCGCGCGGAGTTCGGCCCGCGGCAGGACGACGTGCTGAGCGGCGTTAAAGCGATCCTTCGACAAGGCCTCGACAAGCTCGCCGACGCCAAGCGTCTCGATGGCCGCTGACAGGCGGAACTCCTGAAAGTCGCCGTACATCGGCCGTCGAAGGCAGTCTTGGTCGCCACCGAGCTTTTCGACGAGGCGCCGGCAGAGCTCCTTGCGCATGGCGGCAATGGTATTGGCTTCAGGATGTGGAACTTCACTCATATTGGCCTCCATCCTCGCAATTGCTCGCCCCGAGCTGCCGTTCACATGGCGGCCTCCTGGGTGGAACTGGTTGCGGGGGCCGGACTTGCACCGGCGATCTGGTGGGTATGAACCACCCGAGATGGCTGCTTCTCTACCCCGCATCGCATCCGCTTCTTCGTGCCGATAGGCGGCAGATCAGCGGCTGATGACGGCGATCATAGGCGCAATTTTACGCCTGTCAAGCGTAAATTTGCGACACAAAATCCGACTAGCGAAAGACACCCTCGACGGCTAGGATGCAGTCGTGGGATGGAGGGTACTATGGCGCGATTTCTTGCGATCTTGGCTTTGCTTGCGTTGCAGCCAACGGCCATCTCGGCCGGAGAATTGACATCCGACCAGGCAGCTATTGTCACCAGTTCGTCGATGCTTTTCGCGGCATCCAGATATTGCGACGAAACCTATAAAATCGACGAAGATCGCGTTGCAATGCTAGCGACCATGGCCGGGATCGACGCTCAAAGCGAAGCGGTGCGGGCAAAAATGGAGAGCGTGGTGAAGAGTGTTGACGACACGGTCAACAAGGTCGGGGTGTCGGCCTATTGCGACTACCTTTATGGTGTCGTCGGCGGCGTCAGTAAGGGGTCCCTCATGCTTCGAAGGTAGCTACACACCGAACAACTCTCGCGTCGTGAGCACTTTATGAATTGATTCTACATATTTATTGGGTATTTCTATCGTTGCTTCCGGATTGTATTGCTTGAGGACTATCTTGTCAGAAGTCCTGCGCACCAAAACCTTTATATAGGCTTGGCCAGGGTCTCCATCCCAATGCTTCGTCTGGACGATGACCGCGTCGCCTATGGCTGGCGACCTCCTGGGCTGAACGAAGCACAATGACCCTGCGGGGAAGGCTGGAAACATGCTCTCCCCTTCCACATAGAGGGCGTATATGTCCGTGGCGCCGGCCAATCCCGGCGGACGCCTAGCGTAGTCTATCGGCCGGCCATCCAGCACAAACCCATGGAAGTCGTCATCGATCACTGATCCCATAGCGGTACCCAATATCGGAATGTCCCGGTTAAGATGCGCGGGCATGGGGATGTCGACAAGTCTGATCCCGTCACCCTTCTCGCCGGCTGTCTGAGCATCGAGAATATCCTCGGGGCTGCAGTCGAGTGCCTTGGCTAAGGCTAGAAGATTGTCGCCACGGACATTTTTCTTCCTGCCATTCAGGATGTCGTTGACAAAGGTGCGAGTGAACCCGCCGACGCGGTTTGCGTCGGCGGGGCTTCTCCCGAGGAGCGCTAGGCGACTTTCGACGAAAGATTTCAAATCAGTAGTCATGTCGTAATTTTCCGACTTCTGAGAGATGACATGCAAGGCAGAAATTTACGCTTGACGATGACGTAAATTTACGCCTACATGCTTCGCCATGGAAAACCTGCTGAGAGCAAATTTGCGCCACGTCAGCGACGCCTTTTCGGCCTCAACCGGCTATTCGGAGGCGACGATCTGCAAGCGCGTGTTCGGCTCGGATCGATTTCTCCATCGCATCGAACACAGTGGATCCTCGTTCACAGTCAGGACTTACGACCGCGCCATGACCTGGTTCTCCGCCAACTGGCCCGAAGGGGTCGCGTGGCCGGCCGACGTGCCGCGTCCGGCGATGGCGGCTGCGGAGGCTTCGGCCGATGAATAACGCCCCGCTCACCTTCGTTTCCCTGCTTTCACGCATGGCCGATGCCGCGCTCGGCTTCGCGCGTGATGTCGCCGGTCAACTGGCCAAGCAGGCCGAGCAACTTCGCCTTGTCATCGGCGGAAAAGTCCCGCTCGCCGATCTTTACCTCCAACCATTCATAGGTGCCCACAAGTGCCCCTATGGCGATCGGCCGATCTGCGCTGGCGACGGCGTATGCGAAATGTCTGAGCGCATTTGCGAATGCGTCGGCGACGGATACCGGATCATCGAACCGGGACGTTTGTGGGTGCATTGGGATGGCTCCAGTTGGAAGCACTACAAGTTGCCGATGACGGAGGACAGGTCATGATGAATAACGCGCCGCTCTCCTTCGATTTCGTCGTGTGGGAGGCGGTATTCACCGCCATCGAGTTCAACAACCATGCCGACATTCCCCTCTGGGTGGCGGCGCGGCGGACGAATGATCTGCCGGCCGAGTGTCGCAAGGTAATTGCCGAGCAACTTTATACGGCGCCGCCCGGAATGCGCGGCTACGTACCGAGTTATACGATCGTCAAGGACACGCTGCGGCGTCTCCATCCCGACGTCTTCGGTGTATCTGACGAGGTGTGGGTGGCTGACCCACCGGCGGCTTACGTGCAGACCCGTGCCACTCTCATCCGTGCCAGCAACTTCGATTCTGTGTGCTGGGAGATGCTGTTCGTGGCGATGGTCGTCAGGGCTGGCGTCCCACCCTGGGTGGCTTCGACTCGTCTCTCATCCATTGGGCGACCCTTTCTGGACGGTCTGTGCCACGAGTTTTTCGATGGTTACAGCGAACAACCGGGTCGAGACGCATACCTAGCCACTGCCGAAGAATACATGCGGCGGCGCCAGTCGGATCTTCTTCTGCCGTCGGAGGGAGAGTGGGCGTGATCTCGCCGCGGCTCCATGCGTTGAGGCGCGGCACAACTCGCCATTCCGCCTCGACTGCGTGGTGGCGCGTGAACGGCTTCTGAAAAACGGCAAGCATGTCGCCCTTCCATTCGTCGATGTCGCGCTCGGCACGCGTGTTCCCGGCGACGCCGACGTCGATATCAAATTCATGGTCCGGCGGGAGGGAGTCCCAACAGGCCATCCAGACGGAGCGGTGAGTTTCGATGTCCAAGATCGCAATCCTTTCCGAGACCGGCCCGCCCTAGCGGCCGCCTTCTGACGCCAACATCCGCCTGAACCGCTGTTTTCCCAAGGAAAAAATCGAGGGAGATTTTCCTTGACCGATATCGCTTTGCCCGACGGGCTCCTCACCATGATCAAGACGGCGACGCGTGCCCAAGTGGCGGCGGCGGCCGTGCCCGGCTCGACCGGCCCCGAGCGGGTCGAGCAGCTTACGGGCTATTCGCGCGGACAGATTTCCAAGTGGGGCTCGGACAGCCTCGCGGTGATCGTGCCGCCGGAAGTGATGTTCTTCCTGGAGTTCGTGACACAGAAGCCGATCTTCGCCGGCGTGCTGGCGGCGCTGACCGGCCACAAGCTTGTGCCGCTGGCCGAGGACGAAGGCGCCGACGGCCGGACGCTGATGAACGGCGTCGTCGATCTCACCGGCTCGCATTCGCGCTTCCTGACTTCGCTCACCGAGGGGCTCGCCGACATGCAGCTGACGCCCGGCGAGGCCAAGGCGTCGCTGAAAGCCGGCATCAGCCATCAGGACCAGCTCAACCAAATGCTGCGCCGCCTCGCCGAGATCGCCGAGGGCGCCGACGGACGGGCGGAGGGGCGGCCATGAGCGAGAACCTCCGCGTCGATCGATATCTCGAAAACAAGGCGATGGATCACATCGACCACGCTCTTGGCCGGCCGCTCGATCCGCTCGGCGAGACGTATCGGAACTATTTCGCGACCGGCTCGCGCATGTTCGATGGTGATCCCAACTGGACACTGGTCGACATCAGCAAAGGCGGCACACTTATTTATTCGGTGACCGACGAAGGCCGGCAAGCTCTAGCCGATCACCTGAAGGCGGTCGGCTCGAAGGACCGGGCTTTCGTCGTAACCGTCGAGATCGACGGCGTCATCGACGAGTGGTCCGTTGTCGCCAGGAGCCGCAGCAAGGCGCGCTACAGCCGCTATCGCGACCTCGTCGATGTATTCCCCGACCTGACGTTCGGCGCGTTCTGCCGCCGCTCGACCTGCCGCCTCGACGAGGCTCGCCGTGGCTGACCGGCGCGTCTTCACCCGTGGCGCCCGCCGTTTCGAGGTGGTGGTGATCTCGGTCACCGCCGCCCGCCGGCGCCGCGCCCGGGCGATCCGCCGGCTCGCCGCGGCCCGCATGCTTCCATCCACCATCGCCCGAAAACTCGGCATTTCGATCGCCGACGTACGCGCGGCGATGGCCGCTGTCGATCCCTTCGGAGGACTTTTCGATGCGGGGCGATGATCCCGAATTCGATGCCTGGGTCGACCGGGCGCGCGCCGGCAGCTTCGAACTGGCGGCACAGATCTGCGGCTTCAAACCGGCCAAGGGGCAGGAACAGCGCAACGATCGCGCCGGACCCTGCCCGGCCTGCGGCGGCACGGACCGCTTCGCCGTGCGCGTCGACAAGCGCGTCTTCAACTGCCGGCACTGCGGTGCCCGCGGCCGCGATGCTCTGTCGTTGGCGCTGGTCGGCGAGGCGGTTTCCTTTGTCGACGCCTGCGAGCAGTTGACCGGCGAGCCGAGGCCCTCGCGCACCCATGACGAGACGCCGGAGGCGCGCGAAGCCCGGCTCGAACGCCGCCGCAAGGCCGAGGCCGAAGCGCTGGCGGCCGCCGAAAAGCAGGCGCGGCAGATCGAGGATGCGCGCCGCCGCCGCGAGGAAAGCGCCGATTACGTCTGGGGCGACGGCGCCGACTTCCTGTCCACGCCGGTGGTCGGCTATTTCGCGCATCGTGGCATTCGGCCGCTGCCGCACGGCGTCTGCAACCTGCGTTTCGCGCCCGACCTTGCCTATTGGCACGATGGTCGCGTGCTGCACCGCGGTCTCGCCATGCTCGGCCGCATCCAGGGACCGGACAACCGGACAATCGGCGTACATCGCACCTGGTTCGACGAAATCTTCTCGGCCAACCGGCCGAAGGGCCGGCCGGATATCGTCGACCCGGCCAGCGGCGAGCTGCTGCCCACCAAGAAAGTGCTCGGCTCGAAGCACGGCGGCGCCATTCGGCTGGTCCGCGGCCTCGACTGGCGCGGCGACGCGCCGACCGGCTTTCCGGGCGACATGATCCCGCCGGTGCGGCTGTTCCTTGCCGAGGGGATCGAGACGCTGCTGAGCGTCTACCTGGCGCTTTGGTGCGACCGGTCGCCGCTGCTCGACCGTGCGGCCTTCTGGTGCGGCATCGATCTCGGAAACCTCCGGAACATCAAGGCGCCGCGCCCGATCGGCGAAGTCATCCTGCTGGGCGACGGCGACAGCGATCCGGACGACACGGCCGCTGCGCTCGACCGCGCAGAGGAAAGTTTCATCGCCCAGGGCTGCCGCGTCGCCCGGCTGATGGCCGACCCCGGCAAGGATTTCAACGACATGCTGCGCGGCGAGATGGCCATGCCCGCCGCTATACGCTCCGAGGAGACCTATCCGTGAGCATTGAGGCCTATGTCACTAAGCTCGCTTCCGAGGGCGTGCCGGTCGGCTGTATCGCCCGCGCGTTCAGCATGGATCGCGGCCGGCTGAAGATGATCATCGACGACGCGCTGGAGAGCGGCCTGATCGCCGAGGCGCCGGCACCGGACTGGCTCGGCACGCGCTTCGACGACCGGCCGGCGGTCGGCGCCGTCGTCGAGACGCCGCCGGTGACGCGCGAAGGCGTGCTGCTCGGCCGCTACGGCCTCGACGGCCGGGCGGCGAAGCTGCTGCTCGCGCTGCACGACCGGCCGTTCCTGCCAGCCGACGAGGCGATCGACGCCTTCACCGCGTCGGGCAGCAAGGGCGCCCTGAGCAACATGCTGACCGAGATCCGCCGCGCCGTGGCGAAGGACAGCCTCTGCATCCGTGCCCGTCGCGGCGCCGGCTATTTCCTGGCAATCGCCAGCCGCAACCGCCTCGGCGACATTTTCCGGAGGGCGGGCTGTGAGTGACGACTATCTCGATTTCCTGAAGGCGAAAATGGTGTCGGCGCCGGTGGCGGGCCTCGACCTGGTCGACCGGACCGGCCCCGTCAACCCGGCGCTGAAGCCGCACTGCAAAGTCATCGTTCCCTGGGCCTTGCGCGGTGGCCGGCGTGCCATCTTCGCGCGCTTCGGCTTGCACAAGACCTCGATGCAGATCGAGATCGAGCGGCAGATCCTCGCTGCCGAGGGTGGCGCGGGCCTGATCGTCTGCCCGCTCGGCGTCAAGCAGGAATTCTTCCGCGACGCCGAACTCTACTTCATCGGCGAATTCGGCGTTCGGATGAAGTTCATCCGCCGGCCGGAGGAGATCGAAGACGGCTGCATCCACCTCACCAATTACGAGACGGTGAGGGACGGCAAGCTCGATCCGACCTTGTTCAAGGTCGCGTGCCTCGACGAGGCGTCATGCCTCAGAGGCTTTGGATCGTCTAAGACCTTCCGCGAGTTCATGCGGCTGTTCGCCGGCGTGGCCTACAAATTCGTGGCCACCGCGACGCCGTCGCCGAACGACTTCATCGAGCTGCTGGCCTACGCGGCCTTCCTCGAGATCATGGATGTCGGCGAGGCAAAGACGCGCTTTTTCAAGCGCAACAGCGAGAAAGCGGACAAGCTCACCATCCATCCGCACAAGGAAGAAGAATTCTGGCGCTGGATTTCCAGCTGGGCCGTGTTCATTTCCAAGCCGTCGGACCTCGGCTTTTCGGACGATGGCTATATCCTGCCCGAGCTCGACGTGCGCTGGCATGAGATACCGGCCGATCACGCCCATGCCGGTTTCGAGGCGAGCGGCCAAGGTCGCCTCCTGAAAGAGGCGGCGATCGGCGTGCAAAACGCCGCGGCCGAGAAGCGGTCGAGCCTCGATGCTCGCATCGCCAAGGTGCTGGAGTTGCGCGCCGAGGCGCCGGACGAGCATCGCATCCTCTGGCACGACCTCGAGGCGGAGCGGCACGCGCTGGAAAAGGCGATACCGACCGCCAAGGCCATCTGGGGCAGCCAGGACCTCGACGAGCGCGAACGGCGGGTCATCGATTTTTCCGAGGGGTGCTTCGCCGAACTCGCGGCAAAGCCGTCGATCGCCGGCTCGGGGTGCAATTTCCAGCGACATTGCGCCTGGGAAATTTTCGTCGGCGTCGGCTTCAAATTCAACGACCTGATCCAGGCCATTCACCGCGTGCAGCGCTTCGGCCAGACGCGCGGTGTGCGGATCGACCTGATCTACACCGAGGCCGAGCGGCCGGTGCGGCGGGAGATCGAGCGGAAGTGGGCCCAGCACATGGAGATGGAGAAACGGATGGTCGAGATCGTCAAGAAGTACGGCCTGACGCAGGCGGCCATGGGCGACATCCTCGTCCGCTCGCTAGGGGTCGAGCGGGTCGAGGCCTCGGGGCACAACTATCGCTGCATCAACAATGACTGTGTCGAGGAAGTGCGGCGCATGCCGGACGCCTCGATCGACCTGATCGTCACGTCGATTCCGTTCTCGACGCAGTACGAATATTCGCCGAGTTACAATGACTTCGGCCACACCGACAATGACGAGCATTTTTTCCGGCAGATGGATTTCCTGATCCCGGAGCTGTTGCGCGTCGTCAAGCCCGGCCGCGTCGCGGCGATCCACGTCAAGGACCGGATCACGCCTGGCGGGATCAACGGGCTTGGCTTCCAGACCGTTTCACCCTTCTCGGACCTGACCGTCGAGCGGTTCCGCCGGCACGGCTGGGCCTTCATGGCGCGCAAGACGGTGACCACCGACGTCGTCCGCGAGAACAACCAAACCTACAGGCTCGGCTGGACGGAGCAATGCAAGGACGGGACGAAGATGGGCTACGGCCTGCCGGAGTACGTGCTGCTGTTCCGCCGGCCGCCGACCGACCGCTCCAACGGCTACGCCGACGAGCCGGTGCGCAAGAGCAAGAAGAGGTGGGTGGACCCCGTGGACGGGCCGATCGAAGACGGTGAGATGCCGAGCGAGGGTGGCGGAAACTCCGCGCGATATTGGGAAGCCGCTGACGGCTATTCGCGTGCCCGCTGGCAGATCGACGCCCACGGCCACACCCGGTCGTCGGGCGACCGGCCGCTGGCGCCGGAGGACTATATCGGTCTCGATGCCGGCGACGTGTGGAAGCTCTGGAAGCGCGAGAACCTAGCCCGGGTCTACGATTTCGAGCATCACGTCCGCGTCGCCGAGGCGCTCGACATCGCCGGCTCCCTGCCGGTGACCTTCATGCTGCTGCCGCCGCATTCGCCGCACCCGGATGTCTGGACCGATATCACCCGCATGCGGACGATGAATACCTTGCAAGCCGGCGCGGGCCGCGAGCAGCACCTCTGTCCGCTGCAATTCGACATCGTCGACCGGCTGATCGTGCAGATGAGCCAGCCCGGCGAAACCGTCCTCGACCCCTTCGGCGGCCTGATGACCGTGCCCTATTGCGCGATCAAGCTCGGCCGGCGGGGCGTCGGCATCGAGCTCAATCCCGGCTACTGGCTCGACGGGGTTAAGTATTGCGAAGCGGCCGAGGAGGAGGTGGAGACGCCGACGCTGTTCGACTTGATCGGGATGGACGTGGAGGCGGCGGAATGATCACCTTGCTGACCTCCGCCCAACGCGCCGCGCTGAAGTGGCTCGCCGACCACTCCGGCGACGGACTGTTCGACAAGAACGGCGTCCTTCTCGCCGGCGGCGAGACCGCTCCTATCATGCGCGGAACATGGAACAGGCTCGCCGAGGGTGGCTATGTCGAGTTCTACCGGCCGATCACCTCCGGCCGCGGCCGCCTTCGCATCACCGATCTTGGCAGAAGGGCGGCGGAATGACATGGCTCTATCTCCCTGGCCTGCCGTCAACATCATATCCCTCTGCACCGGAGGATACGGTCTCGACTTCGGCATCGAGTTGGCAATGCCGGCTGCTCGAAGCGTCTGTCTGGTGGAGAGGGAAGCCTTCGCGGTCGCGCGACTGGTCGCGGCGATGCGGGAAGGTGCCATTCCTGAAGCTGCTATCTGGAGCGATGCCAGAACCTTCGGCGGCCGACCTTGGCGCGGCGTCGTGGATGGCGTCGTTGGCGGCATCCCGTGCCAGCCTCACAGCCTCGCCGGCCGACGTCGAGGCGCCGACGATCCGCGCGACCTCTGGTCAGTTGCCCGCCGTATCGTCGTCCAGTCCGGCGCCTGGTGGTGCCTCATCGAGAACGTCCCCGGCATGCTCGCCGCGCCGGATAATCAGCGGGCGGGCGCCGAACGCGTCCGTCGAGATCTACAGCGACTGGGTTTCGCGGTTGAGGGAGGACTTTTCAGCGCGGCGGAAGTTGGTGCGAGCCATGAGAGAGAACGCGTGTTCATCCTCGGCGTGGCCGACCGCCCGGGCCTCAGAGACCATGTCGAGGCCGGGATCGGCGCGGCGCGGAATGGACCCTTCGAATTCACGTCTGGAAGACACGGTTGCGGCCATGGACGCGAAGATGTGGCCGACGCCTGCCGCTCGGGATCTGAAGGGTGCGAACAGCGCGGACCATCTTCAGAACGGGTCGGGCCGGCTTCATCTCGATCGGCTTCCGAATTTTGTGGCGCACCTTTGGTCGACGCCGCGAGCCTCGGACGGCGAGAAGGGCGGCCCGAACATGAGCTTCGGCGCGGGCGGGGAACCGCTGCCATCGATGGCGGCGAACTGGATGTCGCCGAGGGTATCGCGCGGCGGCTGGATGAACCAGCGGAACGGCTCGAAGAAGCTGACCATGGAAGGTCAGGCCATGGCCTGGGCAACGCCATCGGTGGCGGACACGACCGGGGGCCGAATGACGCGGTCGGGCGCGCGATCGAACGAACTGCTGCTGAAGGGACAGGCGGAACAGATTTCCGCGGCCTCCCTCTCTACCCCCCCCAGCCCGGAGACGCCGACGGCTGGCGAGCCGTCCTCACCCGAGCGCCGGAGCTTGAACCCGCTGTTCGTCGAGTGGCTGATGGGGTGGCCTCCCGGGTGGACCAGCTTCGCATGCTCGGCAACGGCGTTGTTCCTCTGGAAGCGGCGCATGCGTTCCGCACTCTTGTCGCTCGCCTCGCCGCGCGAGGCTCCGCCGGCGCAGCTTTCCTTGGCAGTCTGATGGAGGCTGCGTATGACCATCGCTAACGTCGTTTCCGTCTCCGGCGGCAAGGATAGCACGGCTACCTATCTGCTGGCGCTGGAACGTGGCCTGCCGTTTCGGGCAGTATTCGCTGACACCGGTCACGAACACGAGTGGACCTATGACTATGTCCGTGGCTTGCCGGAAATCACCGGCGGCCCAGCGATCGAGTGGGTGAAAGCTGACTTCAGCCGACAGATTGCGCGCAAACGTGAGTACGTTGCGACGCACTGGCCGCTGCACCATGTCGAAAAATCAGTCGTAGATCGGGCCGTTGCCCTTCTGCACCCGACCGGCAACCCCTTCCTCGATCTCTGCCTGTGGAAAACACGTTTCCCGTCAGTGAAGACGCGATTTTGCACCGACGAGCTGAAGATTGCGCCAATGTTTCATGCGGTGCAGCGCCCGCTGATGGAAGCCGGCCACATCTTCATTTCCTGGCAAGGTGTCCGAGCGGAGGAAAGCTTGGCCCGCTCCACTCTGTCACGTTTCCAGCGCATCAACCCAGTCCCCTACTCCATGCCGAAGTCTATCCACTCGCTAGCCGATGCGTGGAGAGCCTACGCCTACCGGCCCCTGATCGATTGGAAGACGGAAGAGGTGTTCGCGTTCCATCGGCGGCACGGCGTGCCCTGGAACCCGCTCTATGACCATGGAATGGGGCGCGTCGGCTGCATGCCCTGCATCATGGTCAAAAAGGCCGAGTTGCGATCGATCGCGCAGCGTTTTCCGGAACACATCGAGCGGGTTGCCGAGTGGGAGCGCCTCGTATCCGATGTGTCGAAGCACGGCAATAGCACGTTCTTCAACGTCGACGACGATCCGACGATGGCTGGTCAGTGGTGCGATCCCGATTTCGATTGGTCGCTAGAGAAGACCGGCATTCGTGGGCGTGTGGAGTGGTCGAAGACCAGTCGAGGCGGTCGGCAATATGATCTGATGGCTCTCGCCGACCTCGGGACAGCCTGCAATCAGTGGGGGACCTGCGAATGATTAAGACTGCTCCCACCGCCCTCGTCACGATCTTCATAGCTGGGGATTATGCTGTTGCGAAGTCGATTTGCCGCCGTTTCTGTCTAGACGTTGGGCTTTGCGTGACCATTGAGCCGACGACTTACGTTTATACCGGCGGCTGCGAAGATGGTGTCCGGATCGGATTAATCAACTATCCGCGGTTCCCCAAAGAAACCTCGGAAATAGTGGCCGTTGCCCGCTTATTGGCTCATGCGCTTCGCGAAGGGCTGGCCCAACACTCGTTCTCGATCGTCGGACCTGACCTAACGGAATGGAACACGACGCGGGAGGTGGCAGAATGACCTTCCGTCACCGCCCGATCGCCCGCTTGAGCGCCTCGCCCATGCGCGTCTGCCAGCCCGAGCCGGTCTTGCGCCAGGCGTCCACCACATCGGCTTCGAGGCGGAGCGCCACTTGCACCTTGGCCGGCTTGCGGCCGGGGCCGCGCTGGCCACGGGCACGGCGGACGATATCGGGGATAACGGCCTCGGCCGGCCGCATCTCGGCCCAGTCGGCGTCGGTGAGCGGCGGATTGTCGGGATCGGCCTCCGCCGCCCGCGTCAGCGCCGCATCCTCCTCGTCGGAGATGGCGGCGAGCGATGCCAGCGCCCGGGCCCTGGCGGCTTCCCTCTCAGATTTCGTCGACATAGCGCTTGATCTCCTTCTTGTTGGCCTTGCGCAGGCTGATGACGCGCAGCTTGCGCCGCTCCTCGCGGATCGTGAATATGAGGACGTGGAGACGGTCGCCGATGAAGCCGGTCGCCGTCAGCCGAACCTCGCCATAGTCGGACCGAGTGTCGGCGCGAACGAAGGCGGTGTCGAACTCGAAGCGATCGACGATGACGAGGTCGATCTGGTGTTTGGCGATATTGCCTTGCCGCTTGTCTTCGTCCCACTCGAACATCGCCGCGTCCCCGTTCCCTATGATCTGAATGTATATGCAAAAAGATTGTCCGTCAATCTTTTTGTAGATGCAATTTTGTGGTTTTGAGCGATCATGGCTGATGATGACGCGCCGCGCGAGCGGCTGGGCGAAGCGATCGAGGATGCGATCGAGGATGCGATCGCCGGCGCGTTTCGGCGCGACGATGCGGCCGCCGACCCTCCGACACCCGAGGAGGGGTCGCTGCCCGTTCCGGTCGAGGACGACGGCGAGCCCGTCATCGACTGGGAGATGGTCGAGATCTGCTCGGCCGAGCCGGAGACCGACATCGGCAACGGCCGGCGGTTCCTGATCTGGCACGGCGACCGCGTCGTGTCGATCGAGGGGCTCGGCTGGGCCGTGCATGACGGCAAGCGCTGGTATCTCGACTATTTCGAAAGCGCCGTGCGGCCGCTCGCCCACAAGACCGTCGAGGCGATCCGCTTCGAGGCGAAATATATCGAACCGACCCAGGACGAGGCGGACGCCATGGCGCTGGCCGACGAGCATCGGCTTCGCCTGCGTGAGCTGATCAAGAAGGGTCGTTCCCGCGACATGCAGGACGAGGCCGAGCTTTTCGAGCTCGGCAATATCGTCGCGGCCGGCGAGAAGGCGGCCGCCGAGGTGGGCGACCGTAAATCCAAGCGGGCGCGCTACGCCAAGACGTCCGCCTCCTCCGGAAAGATGGACAACATGATGAACGAAGCGAAATGCTATCGCTCCCGGCCGGTCGGCGTGCTCGACAGCGACCCGTATGCCATCAACGTGGCCAACGGGACGATTCGGCTCTATCGCAACGACGACAAGTTGTGGGCCTGGCGGATCGACGAGCACGATCGGGCCGACCTGATTTCCAAGCTGGCGCCGGTGGAGTTCCTGCCGGAGGCGGAATGCCCGATTTTTCTGTCGTTCATCGAGACCGTGCTGCCCGATGACGACGTGCGGGCCTTCATGAAGCGCTACCTCGGTTATTGCCTGACGGCGCTGACCCACGAGCAGGTTTTTACTTTCCTCTACGGCATGGGCCGCAATGGCAAATCGACGCTGGTCGACGTTATCTGCCGCATTCTCGGCGACTACACAACCACCGTGCCCTTCGAGACGCTGGCCGGCGACGACCGGCGCAAGGGCTCGGAGGCGACGCCCGACCTGGTGCGGGTGCCCGGCGCCCGTATCGTGCGCGCCTCGGAACCGGAGAGCGGCATGAAGTTCCGCGAGAGCATGGTGAAAAGCCTGACCTCCGGCGAGCCGATCCTGATCCGCCGCATGCGCGAGGAATTCATCGAGATCTATCCGACCTTCAAGCTGATCGTCTCCGGCAACCACCGGCCGGACATTCGCGGCGGCGACGACGGCATCTGGCGGCGCGTGCTGCTGGTGCCTTTCGAGGTGCAAATTCCCAAGGATCAGATCGACCGGCAGTTGCCGGAAAAGCTGTGGGCGGAGCGCTCCGGCATCCTCAACTGGCTGATCCAGGGCGCCCTCTCCTACCTTGAGGAAGGGCTGAAGGTGCCGGACGCCGTGCGCGCCGCCACCGACGACTATCGCGAGCAGTCCGACCCCTACGGTGCTTTCCTCAAGGGCGCGTGCAGTATCTCCGGCCACGACGAGGATGTGGAGACGCCGGGCGAACTCTATGCCGCCTTCAAGCGCTTCTGCGAGCGGCAGGGCTTCTTCTGCGTATCGGTCAGCACGTTCAACAAGGCGCTGCCCGAGAAGGCCGCCGCGTTCGGCTTCCGCAAGGCCAAGAGCAACGGCCTCAGCGTTTATCGCGGCATCCGCGTGCTCGACGAATTCAAGTATGACCCCTCCTACACCCCGCCGGGAGACGGCTACTGACGACGATTTTCGAGGTTTCAGGGAGGCTAGGGAGGCAGAACCAACGTCTGGCGCTTCTGCCTCCCTGAGGAAGTGCGAAGGAAAGAGCAAAGAGGCCAACGGGTTAAAAAGTTTAGGGGAGGCTAGGGAGTGTAGGGAGGCAGTTTGGCTATATGCGTAGAAAATCAAATACCGATCAGACATAGCGGTTTTGAAAACGCATAGAGATATAGCGGAACTGCCTCCCTACACTCCCTAGCCTCCCCAACAGAATGAAATCAACGGCTTGGACAGGGAGGCAGGCTTTTTCGAGCCGCCATCTGCCTCCCTAGCCTCCCTGAAGATGGACGGAAGGGCCTATCTGAAATGGCAAAAGAGACGATCGACGTTGAAAAGGTTGTGGAGTGGGCCTACCGGGTGCAGTGTGTCGATCGGCAGGTCGGCGGACTGACGGATACCGTCTACGAGGTCTCGATCAGTGGCGGTCTCGGCGAGTATGTCCGGCTCGGCACCCGCGTCGACAATTCCGGCGCGGCGACGAAGGCGCTCGGCTTGCGCCTGCCCGACGACGCCGCCATCGTCCACGACGCCGTGCTCGCCCTTGGTGATGCCTTCCTCGAATGGCGCGCCCGCGACACTGTCGAGTTGTGGGATGCTCGCCTCGCCGCCGATCGCGGCATGGTGCTGCTCCGCTCCAAATCCGGCCTGATGATCGCGCCGGCCTATGAGCCGGAAGAGACGGCGCCGGTGCCGCTCGAGACGATCTCTACCTCGGTGCTCATCATCCTCAACGGCCGCGCTGGCAATCGGCCCGAGTGGCATCCCGACTGGCGGCCGGGCTCGCGCGCCAGCGAGGGCGAGCCGGATCGCCGCGAGGTGATGCACGCCCGCGCCGTCTACCTCGCTTGGCGTCTCGGCCTCTGCCGGCTGGCCGAAGCGCTCGCCGGCCGTCTCGCCGATTTCGACGTGGTCGGGCCGGAAGCACCGGAGGCGCCTTGGAAGGTCCGCCGGCCGCGCATCGTCGAGGATACCGTGACGCGACGCGACAACCAGCCGTCGCCGCGCTGGAAACGGCGGTGAAACATCTGGGTTATGTGATTGATCCATCTATATAAAACAAAATCATTGGCAGCCGCCCCTCTTGTGCTATCTCTGATGACGCTAAATCAGATCAAAAACGCCTCGGTCTCGCCGGGGCGTTTTGCTTTTCGGGGTTGCACAATGGCCTGTCGCTGCGCCGAACGCCGCATGGTGATCGCGCTCGCGGCGCACCTAGCCATGCGTGGTCGGCTCGAAGCCATCCCGCAAGCCGCCGACTATGTCGTGCGCACCATGGTCGAAGACGCTCGCATCGGCATCAAGACGTCGGTCGCGGCCGCGAAGCGGAGGATTGCTCGCCGTGCTCGCCCTTGAGTTCGGACATCAGGACATCGATGCTCTCGGCCGCGGTCTTTCGTCTGCGGGCAAGAGCATCGCCGTAAAGTCGATGGCGCGCGCCATGCGACGCATGACGACCATGGCTCGCACCCGCGTCGTCCGCGAGGGAGCCAACCGCACGGATATGCCGGTCGGCAAGGTGCGCGCGATCACCACGGCGCATTTCAACGCCGGCGGCAACAGCATCGAGGTGGTAGAGCGATCCGGCTGGATCGCGCTCGCCAAGTTGTCGCCTCGGGCGACCCGCAAGGGTGTGACCATCCCGGGTCGCGGCTCCTACAACCACGCATTCATCGCCATGATGAAGTCCGGGCACTACGGCGTGTTCCGCCGCGTGACCGGCGAGGACATGGACCCGCGCCACGCCATGGAAAAATACGGTCGCGCGAAGAAGCAAGCGATCCGTGAGTTGTTCGGTGCCAACCCGGCGCACGACGTGACCAACAACCCGGATGAATACTTGGCCGTCATGGCCGAACTGATCGAGACGCAACTGGCGCCGCGATACATCCATGAACTCGATCGGATGCTCGCTGCCCTCTGACCGCTCGCCACCTCGACCGGTAGTCCGGCCGGTCGGGGCAGCCGCGCCGGCCGACCGTCGACCCCTCCTCGGAGGGGTGTTTCACAGCCTGTTTCACAATAGGGACCGTACACTGCCTCCACCCACCGACGGGCCGGGACGACCCCGAAAGTTTGCCAGTCGGGGTGCTGAAAAAGTTGGGTTGATGGGGTTGATGGGTTGATGGCGGAGGGTTGACGCGTTGACGGTTGTCATGTGGACGATCGGTCAGATTGCCGAGCGCGACGGGGTCAGCAAGCAGGCCGTCTCGAAGACGGTCGGCAAGATGCGCGCCGACAAGGGCGACGACGGCGTCGAGCTGGATGCCATGGGGCGCGTCGCCAAGGTGTCGGTGGCGCATTATGACGAATACCGCCAGCGCTACGTGAACCCGGCGAAAGCGTCGGCGCCGATCCGGAGCGGTGAAGAATTGCCTGCCACGGCCGATGCCGCGGTTGGCAAGCGGCAGGAAGACAGCTTCGACGAGGCGCGCCGGCAGGGTGAATGGATCAAGGTCCAGCGCGAGAACCTGCGGCTGCAGGAACAGACGGGTCAACTGATCAGGGCCGATCGCCAACGCGAGGCGGCCAAGATGGTCGGCTCCGAAATCCAAGTGATCGTCAATCGCCTGCCGAACAAAGCGGACGATCTGGCGAGCGCCTTCAGCCGGGACGGCGTGCACGGCCTGAGACTAAAACTCCGCGACGTCGCAGCCGAGATGCTGACGCTGATCGCCGACAAGCTGAATGAAATCGCCATCGCGGCGCCCGACGAGGACGACCTGATCGAGGAAGAGTGATGACGGCGCACCCTGGCGCGCTCAAGGCGATTGCTTCCGGCATCGCCGAGAGTTGCAGACCTCGTCCGCCGAAGCCGTTTTTGGAATGGATCCGCGAGAATATCGAGCTCGTGGATGGCCCGAAGAAAGGTGAACTCTGGTCTCCAGATGATGCTCCCTACCTCAAGGAGGTGGCGGAGTGCCTGTCGATAGAGCATCCTTGCACCGAGGTGTCGGTTCGCAAGGCGCAACAGACCGGCGTCTCGATCCTGGCCTTGGCATGGTGCCTCTATCTTGCCGAGGTGGCGCCGGACAACATTCTCTACGGCGTGCCAGGCCTCGACGCGCTACGCGACATCAACTCCGGCAAACTGCAGCCGCTGATCGATGCGCATACCGATCGCACCGGCAAGACGACGATCTATCCGGTAAAGGACCGGAGCGGAACCGGATCGACCGGATCGGAAAAGAAGTTTGCCGGCGGCATCCTGTATATGGCGAACGCCAATGCGGTGATGGACCTGTCGGCCAAGACGATCCGTTACGGCGTCCAGGACGAGCTATCCAAGTGGTCGATCCTGCCTAACGGCGCCGACCCGGAAAACCTGTTCTTCGGACGCTTCACTGCGTTTCGACGGCTCAAGGGGTACAAGATTTTCCGGCTGTCGACGCCGGAACTCGACAGTGGTGAGCCGCTCGGGGACGGACCAGGTCATTGCCGCATCGACAGGCATTTCCAGCAGTCGGACCAGCGTTACTGGCATGTGAAATGCCCGGCCTGCGGCAAGGAACAGGTTCTCAACGACAAGCAACTGGTCATCGACCGCGACCATCCGGAACGGTCGACGCTGCGCTGCCAGCACTGTCCGCATGAGATCACCGAGGCAGAGCGGGTCGAGGCCGTACGTGGTGGACGCATGGTCGCGACGAAGCCGGGGCCGGGTCGTCACCCCGGCTTTCATATCGACGCGTTCATCTCGCTGATGATGTCGATCGGCGACATCGTCGTCGACAAGCTGGAGTATGGGAAAAAGGGCGAGGCCGGCGAGAAGGACTACGCCAACGTCGTCTGCGCCCTTCCTTTCGCACCGAAGGGAAATGCGCCAGACCACAAACGACTGATGGAACGGCGCGAGGACTACGCGCCAGAGACCATTCCAGCCGGTGCGCTGATCTTTACCGGCGGCGCCGACATCCAGAGCTACGGCATTTATCTGGAGATGGTGGCGTTTGCCGAGGATCGGCAAAGCTGGTGCGTCAGCGCCGAGTTCTTCGAGGGCGCGACGGACAATTCGCAAGCCGGCGCATGGTCGCTGTTCGAGGAGTATATCGGCCGCGAATTCCCCGACGCCTGGGGCGTTCTGTGGCGGCCGGATGCGATCGGCATCGACAGCGGATATCGCACGAACCAGGTGCTGGAGTTCTGCCGGCGCCATCCCGGCACTTATGCGACCAAGGGCGAAGGCAAACGCGGCGTTCCCGCCATCTCGCCGCCGACGCGCAAGAGCGTGACCCGCAAGGGCAAACGCAAGCGTTACGGCTCGACGATGAGTTGGCCGGTCGGCACCTGGGCGCTGAAGCAGGAGCTGATGGGCAACCTGCACAAAACGGGTATCGCCGCCGGCGAAGTGTCCGATCCGCCGGGTTACGCTCACTTCCATCGGGAATTGGCCGAGGAGTATTTCCAACAGATCACGTCGGAATACTTCGAACAGAAGATGGTCAACGGCAAGTTTCACGAAGAGTGGAAGAAACGCCGTGAGCATAACCATTGGCTCGACTGCCGGATCGGCGCGATGGCGATGGCCGAGCAGATGGGCCTTACCCGTATGCGGCCCGAGGAGTGGGCGACGCTGAGGGCGCGGCGGATGCCGCCACCAGATGCGGACCTGTTGTCTCCGGCGCCGGTCAAAGTGCAGGTGCCGATCGTGCCGATCAAAACAGAGCCGGCCTCTCCTAAGGTGGAGAAGCCGCGCATCAATCGCTGGGCATCGAGGTCGTAACCGTGAGCGAAAAGCCGAGGATCAGGGTCAAGGCGCGCGGGATGGAAATCCAGCGCGCCGATGCCCCCGTGGCCACCGTGCCTTCGCGCCGCGCGACCGCCTACCTTCGGGATAGCGGATCGAACGTGATCGCGGCACGGCCGGCGGCGCTGCGCCTCCATAACGACGAGGTGCGGCGCGTCTGGGAGCGGGCCGGCGCGCTGGCGATCGACATGGTCCAGAACAGCGGCCGGCTGAAGGGTGCCTGCGACCAGATGCTCGCCGACGTGATCGGCAACGAGCTGATGCTGAACCCGCAGCCGGACCTTTCCCGGCTCGGCTACAGCGACAAGGAGCGGTCGGAGTTCATCGCGCTGGTGAAGGCGTGGTGGAAGCGCCACTCATGGAACCCGGCCGAATTCGACTTCAGGGGCAAGTGGACGGCGTCGCAGCAATGCGATATCGCGCTGCGCTATTGGTTGGCCTGGGGAGAATCTACTTCGCTCGTCCTCTACATGGACGAGGCGGACCGTCGCCGCTACGGCATCGCCACCGGCAACAAGCTGATGATGGTGCCGCCGCACCGGCTGGTGCGGACGACGAACGAATTCGAGAACCTCTACCAGGGCGTCACCATCGACGACAACGGCCGGCCGGCGAGCTACCGCTTCCGCGAACGGGTCAACGGCATCGACATGGACACCGACTACGCCGCGCACGACGATCGCGGCCGGCCGCTGGTGATCCACGCCTTCGATCCGATGTGCGCCGAGGATATGCGCGGCATCTCGCCGATGGCGCCGATGATGCGCAAATATCTGATGGCCGAAAACCTCGACGACGCCACGGCGCAGATGGCCTTTCTCCAGACCGTCTACGCCATGGTGCTCACCTCCAAGTCGCCGTCGGAGGAGGCCTTCGAGGCGCTGGAGGATATGGCGAGCCAGAAGGGCACGCTCGGCGAACTCGGCCAGGACTATCTCAACTACTTCAAGGCCCGGATGGACCGGGCGGCGGACAGCAAGATCAGCGTCGGCTCGGCTCCGACGGTGTCGCATCTTGCGCCCGACGAGGATCTCGCCTTCAAGACGGCCGGCGTGCCGGGGCCGCAATATGAGTCCTTCTCGAAATCGCTGCTGCGCGAACAGGCCCGGTCGCTCGGCGTGACCTATGGCGGCTATACCGGCGACTACACGGACGCCACCTATTCGAGCGTCCGCATGGAGATCGGCGGGGTGTGGCCGATCGTCGTCCGCCGCCGCGACCGCCTGGTGGCGCCGCACGTGCAGGCGGCCTACGAGCACGGCCTCGAGGAGGAGATCGCCAGCGGCAGGATCCCGTTCAAGGGCGGCTATCGCGCCTTCCAGGCCAATCGCCAGCAGGTGCTCTACGCCAGTTGGCAGGGTCCACCGAAGCCGACGGCCGACGACCTGAAATCTGCCAAGGCGCAGGGCGCCCGGATCGATGCGCGCACCTCGTCAGTCCAACTGGAATGCGCCGACAACGGCACGGACTTCGAGGAACTGTTCGCCATGCAACTGGCGGAGCACCAGCGCTACAGGGATGCCGGCATGAAGTCGCCCTACGACGAGTTGATCGCCGCCGGGGCAAATCCCGACGCCGGCAACGGGAGCGCCGTCAATGGCTGACGTGACCGTCAACGGCCAGGTCGTGGATGCCGACGATCCCTGCGCGCTCTATCAGGCGCTCTATGCGCTGAAACTCCAGCTGATCGGCGGCGAGAGCATCAGCGAGATCGAGGTACAGGATCCCGTGAGCCAGCGGCGCACGCGGTTCACGTCCGGTAATCTCGATGCGCTCGACGGCGAGCTTCTACGCCTCTCCACGGCCTGCACGCGCAAGACGACGGGCCGGCCGGGCCGGTTCGCCAAGCGAATGACCCGCATCTACTGAGGACCAACCATGCCCGCGCAAATCCTTGACGGCGAGCTCGTGCTCTACGGGTTCGTCGGGGAAAGTCTTTGGACCGACGGCTTCACGGCCGGCGAGGTGCTGACCTGCCTCGCCGAGCTCGGCCACGACGGCGACATCACGGCGCGCATCAACAGCCCCGGCGGCTATCTCGACGACGGCGTCGCCATCTTCAACGCACTGAAGGCGCGCAAGGGCAAGACCACCGTGGTGGTCGACGGCGTCGCCGCCTCGTCGGCGTCGATCATCGTGATGGGCGGCGACGAGCGTGTGATGCGCACCGGCGCGCTCCTGATGATCCACGACCCGTCGACGCTCGGCTACGGCACGGTCGAGGACCTGCAAAAGGTGATCAACCAGCTCGAGGCCGGCATCGGCTCGATGGTGAGCATCTATTCCGAGCGCACCGGCGAGAGCGCCGAAGAGACCCGGGCCATCATGAAGGCCGAGACATGGCTGGATGCCGAGGATGCGGTGAAGCGCGGCTTCGCCACCTCCTCGGAAGCCACGGCCGCCGAGCCGGTGGCCGCCTTCGACTACCGCGTCTACGCACACGCCCCGGAGCCGCTGAAGGCGCTGGCGGCCAAGAACGGCTGGTCGCTGAAAGCGATCGGCAGCAAGGCCCGGGCGTCCGCCCCGGCCGAACCCGGTCATCCTACGGAGAAGAACATGACCGAAAAGCCCAAGGCGGACCCGACCTCCGCCGACGCCGCCAAGATCGCCGCCGATACCAAGGCGCGGATCAAGGCCATCACCACCTGCGAGGAGGCAAAGGGCCGCGAGGGCCTCGCCGAGCATATCGCCTTCGCCACCGAGATGTCGGCCGAGGACGCCAAGGCGATGCTCGCCGCCTCTCCGAAGGCGGAGGCGAAGGCCGACGATCCCGATCCGGCCGCCGTCTACGAGCAGGAGCGCCGCCAACCGACCGCGCTTGCGAAGCCCGACGCTTCGAAGAAGCGCCCCGGCGCAGTCGACCGGTCGCCGCTGAAGGCGGCCGTCGATCGCGCCAATGCGCGCGTCAAGCGCTGAGGAGGATACCATGACCGTTCTTGAACAGGACCTCCACACCACCGGTGCATATCTCATCTCCGAGGCCAACGGCTGGCGATCGCGCGGGGCCGGTGCCATCGCGCCGGGCGACGACGACCTGAAGGCCGGCGCCGTGCTGGGCCAGAGGACCAAGGGCGCACTGTCGGCTGTTGCCGCTGCCGGTGTTCCGGCTCCGGCCGGCGCGACGATCACGGCCGCGCCGGCCGTGACGTCCGGCGTAACCAAGGTCGGCGTCCACACCTTCCGCTGCGTGGCGGCCGGTGCCGCCGGCATTTGGCAGCATGAAGACCCCGACGGAGTCTATGTCGGCACTGCAACGACCGGTGTCGCCTATACCGGTCAGGGCATGACGCTGACCATCACGGACACTGGTACCGACCCGGCGGTTGGCGAGGTGTTCAAGGTTACGGTGAGCCAAGCCGACGGTGATGGCGAGTTCGCGCCCTACGACCCCGACGCCAACGACGGCACCGAGGCGGCGGCGGCCATTCTCTACGAAGGCCGCGCAGCGACCGACGCGGCGGTGCGCCGCACGCTGACATTGCGCGACAGCGAAGTAACCGCCGGCGAGCTCGTCTGGAAGGACGGCCTTACCATCGACCAGAAAAATGCCGCGCTGGCCGATCTCGCCAAGCTCGGCATCATCGCCCGATAAGGAGGCCCAGATGGCCCTCGTTTCCGATATTTTCAACCAGAATGCTTGGGGCGCGATCGAGTTCCAGGAAGATGTGGTCGAGAGCGCCGACTACATGCCGCAGTTGCTCGGCAGCCTCGGCATCTTCGAACCGATCTATTCGCGCTCGCGCACCATCGCCGTCGCCGCCCGCGACAAGACGCTGACGCTGATCCCGACCTCGGCCAATGGCGAGCCGCCGGCCGAATACATTCCGAAAGGCGCCAAGCTCCGGAAGTGGGACGCCGTGCGCCTCGCCAAGGGATCGACGATCTACGCGATCGAACTCGCCGGCGTACTGGCTCTGCCGTTTTCCGAACAAACCAAGGAGGTTTCGGACGAGGTGGCCGACCGGACTGTCGGTCTCAAGGACGATATGGAGCTAACCTGGGAGCACATGCGCTTCGGTGCCATCCAGGGGCGGGTCATCGACGCCGACGGCTCCACGGAACTGGTCAACTGGTATTCCGAGTGGGGTATCCCCGAGCCTGCGGAGGTCAACTTCGAGCTCAACGTCGAGGGTACGGACGTCCGCAAGAAGTGCCGCGACATTAAGCGCGCCATGCAGAAGGCGGCGAAGGGCGTGTGGACGCCGTCGACGCGCGTCGCCTCGCTTGCTGGCGACAGCTTCTACGACCTGCTGGTCAACCACAAGCAGATCAAGGAGACCAAGCTCAACAACGAACGGGCGCCTCTTCTTGAGAATATCGAGGGATATTCCTCGATCGAGATCGAAGGCATCACGTTCATCAACTACCGCGGCACGGATGACGGCTCGACGATCGCCATCGACAGTGCCAAGGCGCGCTTCTTCCCGGTCGGCGCTCGCGGCGCCTTCAAGGTCGGCTGGGCACCCGCCAACGAGTTCAAACCGTTTCTCAACCGCCGCGGCCAAGAATTCTACGGGCTGTTGCTCGAAGACAAGTCCGGCCGCGACGAATGGGATCGCGTCGAACTTTACAGCTATCCGCTGTTCATCGCGACCCGTCCGGCCATGCTGCTGCGCGCTCGGGCTCAGTAACATGGATATCGCCGCCGCCACGACGCGGATGGATGCCGCCGTCGCCGCGACCTACGACGCGGCGACGCTGGTGTTCCAGCCGCGGCGGGCCGGGACGGTGCCGGGATCGACCGGCGCCGTCCGCGACGTGAACCGGCCGGCCGAGGACGATCCGGCGCGGCCGGTGCAGACGGTGAAGGGCAGCTTCTGGCTTCGCCCCGATCCCAGCCGGATGCCGCGCAGCCTGTCGCCGGACCCCGGCGTGCAGTCCGGCGCGGCGACGGTTTCCTACGACGCGATGGCGGCGGTATTCGCCGCCGCCTTCGCCGTGCCGCCGCAGAAGGGCGACCATGTGACGGCGGGTGCCGACCTATACCGGGTCGAGGCCATGGGCAGCCATGGCCTCGGACGCGTCGCCTATTATCTCAACCGGGTGAAGTGATGCTGGCAGCGGAAGCCCTACGTCTCGCGGCGATCGAGGTCCTTTGCCCGACGGCGGCCCTGGTCGCAGGCTCGGGCTTTCCGACGCTGGCCGCCGAGCACGTGTTCGACAGCCGCGCGGCGGCGTTGCAGGACCTCGACCAGACCGCGACCTACACGCCGACGCTGGCGCTCTATACGCCGGCCGCGCGGTCGACGCGGCGGGGGGCACACTCGGACGTGCTCGACACCGACGCGGCGGCGACGCTGGAAATCATCGCCGAGCTGTCGACGCAATGCACCGAGGGCGACGACACCTATGCCGATGCGCTCGGCATGGCCGACACCGATGCCAAGGCGCGGCTGGTGCTGGCGGCGCTTTGCGCCCAGGTGCGCCACACCCTGGAATGGAGCGCCGGGGGCGCAATGTTCCGCCGGCTCGCCGTGCGCATCATCGGCGTGAGCGAGGAAGCGCACGCGGTGCCGCAGATCGGGCTGCGCTGGAGCCGGGTGTTCATGACCTATTCCTGCGAGGTGCCCGACGACGACTTCTCGGCCGGCGGCATGCCGGAACCGCTGGCGGGCCTGGCGGCCGCGCTGCCGGCGACGAGCTACGCCAAGGAAAAGCTGACCGAGCTTGCCGAGGCATTCGCGCCTTCGTCGCCGGTGCCGCTCGAGGAAATCCGCATCGCGGCCGGGGTGGGCCGGCTGCCAGACGATATCGACGACGGCGACGCCACGGCGTCCGTCGACACGAGCGAGGACTGATCCATGGACATCGTGAGCGTGAAACCGCGCGACGGTCTCGCCGTCGTGATGCCGGACCGCGGCCGCCTCGCCAGCGCGGACGGCGAGAACGTCGATCGCGAGGCCCCCTATTACGCCAAGGCCATCCGGGACGGCGACCTCGTGGTCGTGACCGGCAAGGCCGGCCAGACCAAGAGCGCCGCGAGCGGCGAAGGGAGCAAGTGACATGTCGGTGACATTCGACAACATTCCCGGCAGCGGGCTGATCGCGCCGCTGTTCGCCTTCGAGGTGACCTCCGGCGGCGAGTACGAGAGCGAGCGCCGGGTAGTGCTCGGCGGCCATACGACCGACGGCGCCACGCTGGCCGAAGGCGAGATGGAAATCTGCACCAGCCTCGAGGAAGCGACCATCCTGGCCGGCGACGGCTCGATGCTGCGCGAGATGTATCGCATCTTCGCCCAGAACGCGCCGACGGCGCAGATCTGGCTGTCGCCGATCGCCGAGAGCGGCGTCGCCGGCACGTGGACGCTGACGGTGGGCGCGCCGCCGGCGGCCGGCGGCACCGGCGTGGTGGAGATCGGCGGCGAGTCCGTCGAGGTGTCGATCGGCGCCGGCGACACGGCGACCGCCGTGGCAACCGCGCTGGCGGCGGCGATCAACGACTACTACAACAAGCTGACCGGCGCGCAATTGCAGGTGACCGCCACGTCGGCGGCGGCCGTGGTGACGGCGACGGCCCGGCATGCCGGAGCGATCTTCGCCGATTTCGACATCACGGTACCGGCGACCACCAACGGCAACGCCTTCGACGGCGTGCTGATAGTGGCGGCCGGCACGGCGCCGACCGGGACGCCCAGCCTCGTCAACTTCCTCGCCGCCATCGGCGACGACGAGGCGAGCTTCATCGTGACGCCGTTCTCCGACGACACCAATCTCGATCGCGCGGCGACGGCGCTCGACGACACGTCCGGCCGGTGGGCCTATTCGCGCCAGAGCTACGGCCACTACTGGACGGTGGCCAAGGGCACGACGGGCGAACTGACGACCATCGGCCTTTCCCGCAACAACCGGCACGAGACGATCATCGGCCGATATGCCGGCTCGCCGCACCCTGCCTGGCTGTGGGTGGCCGGCATCGTGGCAGCGGTGGCGCCGTGGCTCGCCGACGACACCAACGGCAACGTTTCCCGCAACCAGACGGGCATCGTGGTGTCCGGCCTGTCGGCGCCGCGCTCGCGCGGCAACTGGCCGGCCTATGCGACGCGCAACGCGCTGCTCGCCGCCGGTATCTCGACCTGGAAGGTCAACGGTTCGGGCGACGTGGTGATCGACAAGCTGATCACCACCTACCAGCGCAACAGCGCCGACCAGCCGGACGTGGTGTTCCGCGACGTGCAGGCGCTCTACCAGCTGATGGCCGGCCTCGGCATCATCCGCGCCGATCTTTACAACGAGCACGGCCAGAAGGCGCTCGCCGACAGCAACCCGGCCAACCTCGGGTCGATCTCGACGGCGAAGGACATCAAGGCGACGCTGGTGCACAGCTACCAGAAGTGCGTCAATCGCGGCATCTTCGAGGACGCCGACGGTTTCGCGGAAAAGCTGGTGGTGGAGCGCGACAGCGGCAATTCCAACCGCGTCAACGTGCTGGCGCCGATCGACCGCGTCAACGCGCTGGACGTGCTGGCCGGCAACGCCAAGCTGTACGGCCAGTATTCCAGCTGACCGGCGAAGCGGGGCGGCCGGCGCCCTGCGAAGCCCGTCAATTCCATATCCCATCAAGGACATAGACCATGGCAACCTTTGGCGGCGTGATGAGCTTCAGGCTCTCCAACGGCACCCAGATGCGCATTCGCGGCGACTTCACCGAGCGGCCGTCCAACATCACGGCCGCGACGGTGACCAATCAGGACGGGTCGATCGACAAGACGATCACGCCGCGCCCCTACGGCTTCTCGGCGACCTTCGTCGACGAGGGGCAGGATTTCGACGACCTTCTGCTGGAGACCGGCATCAATGCGACCGTCGTCGAGGAAAACACCGGCAAGACGCGGCTTTACAGCGGAGGGCAGTTTTCCGGCGAGGTGTCGATCGACCGTTCGAATGGCGCGGTGACGGGCCTGGAGTTCGACGCGCCCAACCGGCAGGTGGTGTGAGATGCGGGTGCAACTTTCGAAAACCTATGAAGCCTTTGGCAAGAAGCACGAAAGCATCGAAGTCAAGGAGCCTACCGGATCGCTGCTGCTGATCCACGGCGAGCCAGCCGAGTGGGTATTCACCAAAGACCGCACGCCGGTTCGCATTGAGAACAAGGATGCGATCCGTGGATACCTTGAAGCCTGTTGCGAGCCTGGCGTCGAACTTGTGAGCCAGCTCGGCGTTGTCGATTTCCGGGAGGTCAAAGAGACACTTCTGGGTTTTTTCGAACGGCAGAAGCCGACGGACCAAGGGTCAACGACATCCTCGACGTATGCCTCTTCCGAATGAACCGGACGATGGCCGAATTCGGCCCGATGACGCTGGGCGGGATTGCCGCTTTCTGGCGGAGGGCTGTGAAGAACAAGCCGAAGGAGACGTAGCCTGGATGGGGTATGCATCACATACCCCATACGAAAGAAGGGGGGGTGGGTACATTATACCCACCCCCATCTTCATGATCCAGATTTCCCTGTGACAGTCCATCCAGTTTTGGACAGATGGTCACGACCGCTCAGTCCAAAGGGGGTACCTTTTAGTTACCCCCTTCGAAAGTTGGCGGGGTACCTATTGAGTATCCCATCTCATCTCTCTGATTTTGGCGTTTCGCTGAGCGCAGACTCCACCATGCTTCTGATTGCCTCAGGGCGAGTTGGAACCGGGCTCTGTTGTTCACGCCATTCATCGACGCGCTCCAAAAGCTCAGGCTGAAGACGAACCTGAACTTGGATGCCTTGACCGGTAGCTGGCCGGCCGCGCTTTTTTGGTACCGAAATATCTTGCGTGCTCATAAAATTACTGGTATCAAAAAATCAGACCGATGGAAAGCGCCAACTTTCCACCGGCCCTAACCGAAACGACGATCAACGGAGGATCGACGAATGGCTGTTCATCAGAATAGCACTCAACTCCCTATTATTGAAGTGAAGGTCTTCACCGAGGGGTATAGGTCGCCAATGGCGTCGATGTCTGACGATTTCGCGGACATCGCGGCACACTACAATGACGTGACGGATCGCCAACTTACCCTTCCATCGGATGATGAATCTTTGGATGAAGCCTATGACGCAGCGGTGACTGCGTTGATGCATTCTGGCTTCAACCCGACCACCATTCGCGGCGCCCGCGAAGGACTAAGGATTATTTCTAGAGACTTTGACCGCGGGGATGACGTCGAAGAGTGGATGAAGCCGCTGCTTCATGCCTGCATCCGCGCCCTGAGTTCCTAACAAGTAAATGAAATCCCCGCCGCCTTGGGGAAAAGACACGACCGCGAAATTCCCAGCTTCATGGGCGTCCGGCGGTCGTAAGCGACCACCTGTTCGTGTCCAGGTCTTGGCGGGCCGGACGCTCATGGAGATTTATCATGACCGCCTTGATGAATTTTGAATTTGAGGGCTCATCTATTCGCATCGTTGAGGTCGAAAAGGAGCCATGGTTTGTTGGCCGAGATGTGTGCCGGATATTGGAGCTAGAAAACGAGAGCCGAGCGATGAGCCGGCTTGACGAGGATGAAAGAAGGTCAGTCAGTATTACAGACCCGCTCGGAAAGAATGAGCAAATCGCAATCGCAGTTTCTGAGCCGGGTGTCTATCGCCTTATCTTCACCTCTCGCAAGCCGGCAGCCGAACGGTTCAAGCGATGGATCGCACATGACGTGCTGCCGGCCATTCGCAAGTTCGGCAGCTACACCGCGCCGCGTAAACACAAAAAACTTGCTCGACCCGCTCAAGACTTGCGACCCGAGGAGGTGGTGGCATGGTCCAGTGCCGCGCGCTGCGTTGAGCGGATTCATGGCCGAAAGGCTGCGGCGGCATTCTGGGCTCAGACGCCGTTGCCTCAGGTTGGTGTTGGCGGCGACGTCGATGTCGAGCCGCTGAACGAACTGTCGGCGCGGGATTGTCTGAAACATCTGTTTCGGATCAGTGCGGCGCCACGGGAGTCTGTGTCCGACCTTTATCAGTCGGCGCTCACCGATCCGTCGGCGCGCAATCGGCTGGAAAAATGCGGACTGATGCTGGGTTTGAGAGATTGGCCGGACTATCTGGTGGTGGCGGCAAACCATCCATTCCTCGCCGATGCGTTCGAGGCGACGGACTTCGCTTGGGCTTGGTGCGGTGCGTTGCGTATGTTGCAGGGAGCGAGAAAGGTGACACGGGAAATTGCGATCGACGGTAAGCTGACGCCAGGCATCGCCATACCGATGTCTGTCATCGCTGGACTTCTGTAGCTGCCGCGATGATAGTGAAAGTGAAAAAGTAGGCGACGGGAAAGGATGGTCGACAATCCCAGCATGCGAGCATAGCGTGTTCGCAACCGTTATGGTGGAGGGCTGGTGAATGGCGAAATTGATGCCGATCGCAACGCTAATAATACTTAATCTCTGGATATTTGGAACCAAAGCTGCGCTGGCTGATACAGCAAGTGGGCCATGGCCAGAAGAGAAGGTGTCATCAGCTAACGGATTGATGCCGGATGAGTTGGTTCACAAGTTCATTGACTTATTTAGGTCGGCATGTAGGCCTCTTGGTAATCTTGACGTCTGGAAGAACGACGTTGATATGGTTGAGGCGCATGCAGAGCTTGATTATATAGATGCGCATAATTCTATAGGCTGGAAAGCTCGTGTTCGCATCGGAGTAAAACTAAAAAGCAATTTAAGTCGATTGCCAAATTATACACCAGATACCGGCGTAATAGCTGGTCAAACGCTGTGGTATGATGCTGGTTTTCCTGGCAAACAAGGCTTTTTTGCCTATAAAAGATCATCGCAATTTGTATGCGGAATGAAGCCGATCGGTGATCAACAGTTTCGCTATGTTACCTGGATACCTTGGTAGAGAATACCGCCAGATTGGAATGAATGATGGCAAGCCGTGAAGTCGAAGCACGCCTGAAGATGACGGCCGTCGATCAGGCGAGCCGCGTCATCGAGCGCGTCGGCAACAAGATCGACGCGATTGGCAAGAAGATGGATGCGGTCAACCGCGCTGAAAAGGCAGTTCGTCAGTCTCAACTAGCCGAAGAGGCGGCTGCGGCGAAAGCGCAGAAAACTAAAGCCATGTTGATTGGCGCAACCACCATTGCCGCCTATGCGGCTGCTCGCGGCGCCAAGGATGCGTTTGTCAATTTTGCCGAGCTTGAGAGGAGAATGACGCGCATCGGCAATACTGCCGGCGTCAGCCGTGAGGAAACCGAGAAGGCGACCAGCGCCCTGTTCGATATGGCCCAAAAAACAGCCATGCCGTTTGATCAGGCCATCGAAGGTCTCGATGCTCTGGTGACGAGCGGCAAAAGCTTGGAGGAGGCGCTGTCTTTCTTGCCGTCGGTGCTAAAGGTGGCCCAGGCGACGGGCGCCGAGACGGCCGACTTAGCCCAGGTTGCCACGTCGTTTTCCAATGCCATGGGAATTGGTGCGGCCGACTTGGAGAAGGCGTTCAACGCCGCCGCCCAGGCCGGTAACCTTGGGGCGTTCGAGCTGAAGGACATGGCTCGATACCTTCCGTCGATTCTGCCACTCATGCGTCAAGCCGGCTATGATGGTATCGAGGGCGTGCAGCGGGCAACCGCGATGCTTCAGACGACGCGACTAGGCGCGGGGACTGCCGAGGAGGCGGCTACTAATCTGAAGAACGTCCTCCTGAAGATGGAATCGCCGCAGACCACCAAATATTTCAAAAAGACATACGGCATCGATTTGCCGAAGTATCTTGATGAGGCGGTGCGCAAGGGCAAAGACCGGGTGGAAGCGTTTATTGAACTGTCGACGAAAGTAGCGAAGGGGTCCACTACGGCTTGGCAGTCCATCTTTCCTGACGCACAGTTCAACCAAGGTGCCACGGCGCTTCGAGACTACATCAATAAACTGCATAAATATATCAATGAGCTAAAAACAGGTGCTGACGTTATTTCACCTCAATACGAAAAGGTGATGGCCGATACTCAGGCAAAAATTGATCAACTGACTAATTCGTGGGGTATGTTCACCAGATCACTGGGTGCCACGGTTGCCTCCATCGGTGTAACTGGACAGCTCGACGCGCTATCGCAAGATCTTCAGGATATCACAAAGCTTGTCGATGCGTGGAAGGGCGGAAAAGATACGAATGATGCCTGGAACAACGTAAGCGTTCACGGTCAGGAGCGGGATTATCCTGGCGCCAAGGCATACGCCGATGAGTACCGGAGACTAACAGGCAAAGAACCTCCATCGGAGGCGCTCGCCCCTTATACGGGTAATCTTCCTGAGCGGTTCGGCTTTATCAGTGACGAAAGACGGAAGGAACTTGAAGAGGCTGGCCGAAGGGGCGCGCGTGCCGCAGCGTTGGCCCCACAATATGCACTGAGGGGCGACACCGGTCTGCTTCCGGTCCGCTTTTCGAATTACCACCGTGGTCCCGACGCGGCTATGGGAATACCTGGCGGCCCCTCTCCGTTAGCCGCGGACACATTCTCGGGCACACCCCAGTATGATCCACTCACCGATCCGGGTGCGATGCTGCCGGGCGCATTCCCAAAGACCGAGTTGCCCTTCGACGAGATACAGGGCCGGTTCGGCGAACTGACGACCGATATCGTCAACAGCATGGCGGATGCTCATCGCGAGGTCGTCAACGAGCTCGACAAGATGGCGAAGGACATGGTGCAGATCATCAACGGCATCGTCCTGCCGCCGATCAAGGTCTCGGTGCAACAGACGGGGCAACTCGCCAGGGTGAACCCCGGCGTTTCCATGCCGGATCAGTGAGGCGCCCGTGGCATTCGTCAACACATTCCTCCCCGCCTCGTTTCGCGGGGTGCCGTTCCGCGTCGCCGACGAGAGCGGCGCCGGCGGCCGGCGGATCGTCGTCCACAACCTGGTGGGCGGCGAGGCGCCGATCACCGAGGATTTCGGCTCGAAGGAGCAGCGCTACACGGTGACGGCCTATGTGGCCGGCTCGCTCGCCTCGGTGGCCGGGCTGGCGCTGCGGGCGGCGCTGAAGCAATCGGGCGCCGGCCTGCTGGTGCTGCCGTGGCAAGGGCCGGTGCAGGCGCATGTCGAGGACTTCGACCCGAGCCGGTCGAAGGACGTGAATGGCTACATCGGCTTCGACATAACCTTCGTAGAGGCCGGGTCCGGGTCGCTGTTCGGCAGCCTACCGGCGATCAGCGAACTTAGCGCGCTGATGCTGACCGGCATTTCACTGGTCGCGGGCCTTGTCGCCGCGGCGATCACAGCGTCGGGCGGCGCCGCAGCCGACGAGATCGACGCGGCCGCCGACGGCGTCGCGACGCTGGAGGCGCTGCGCACAGAAGCGGGCATCACCGGCGACACGGCCGACGACCTCGCGGCGCGGATCGAGGACCTCGCCGTCACCGATTACGCCGACGATCCGGAAACCTGGCTGACGACGGCCGGCGACATTACCCGGGACCTCGCCCGCGAGGCGGATACGGGTATGGGGGCGAATTTCCGTACCTACGCGCTGGCGGCCGACGTTTCGACCGTGACGGGGACGGCGATGGCCGGACTGCTCGGCGCGGCGGCGGCGATGGCGACGGCCGGCGCCGACTATGCCTGCCGGCAGGACGCCGTGGCGGCGCGCGCCGCGCTGGCCGACATGGCCGACACGGCGCGCGAGGCGATGGCCAGCCTCGGCTTTGATGCTTCCGAATGGTACGGCGGACTGATCGGCGCGGCGCTCGACGCCATGAGCCGGGACGCCGCCGACCTGAAGCCGCTGGTGCGGGTGGAAACCGGCCTGTCGCTGCCGTCGACGCTGGTCGCCTGGCGGCTCTACGGCGACCCGAGCCGGGCCGACGAACTCGTCGCCCGCAACAAGGTGGCCACGTCCTGCTTCATGCCGGCGGCAATGACCGCCGTGGCGCCCGACTGAGGAACAGATGTCCGACTTGCTGGAGACCGTGACGGTGACGATCGGCGGCAAGCGCCTCGTCGCCTGGACGGACATCACCATATCGGCCGGCGCCGAGAAAGCGGTGCGGCAGGCGCGGCTGACCATTCCGATCTCGGCGGTGACCAGCATCGCCATCGGCGACGAGGCAGTTATTTCCGCCGGTGGCGAGTCGGTGGTTACCGGATATGTGCGCGACAGGGACCGGGAAATCGACGGTGACAGCGGATCAGCGACGATCTCGATCGTGTCGAAGACGGCGGACGCGACGGAAAGTTCGATCGAGCACGACACCGGCCACATCGACGACGCGACGCTGGACAAGATCGCCAGGGAATTCGGCAAGGAATTCACCGTCATCGACAAGCGGCAGTCGAAGGGCAAGCCGGCGCCGCACCAGATCGTGCCGGCCGAGACGCTCCACAAGACGCTGGAGCGGGTAGCGCGGCGACAGGGCGTGCTGATCTACGACGATGGCGACGGGTCGATCGTGCTGGCCGACAAGCCGGAGGGGACGCACGCCGGCGGCATCGCCGAGGGTGTCAACCTGGAGCGCGGATCGGTCGGCGAGACCGAGGCCGGCCGGTATGCCAAGACGGTGGTTCGCGGCCAGTCGAGCAAGGGGCACGGCGCCGGCGCGCTGCGGATCGAGGGCGTCGCCAGCGACGGCTCGGTGCGCAAGGGGCGGACGCGGATCATCCTGCATGAAGGGGATGCGACATCGGCCGACCTCAAGAAGCGGGCCGAATGGCAGGCGCGGCGCGCCGCCGGCAAGGGGCTCAGGATGCAGGCGACGGTGACCGGCTGGCGCGACGCCAAGGACAGGCTGTGGTCGCCGAACTGGCTGGTCCAGGCGACGAGCGACCGGCTCGACATTGACCAGCTGATGGCGATCTCGACCGTGGACTTCGTCCAGAACGACGGGGACGGCACCATTGCCCGGCTGTCGCTGGTCGATCCGCGCGCCTTCGGCGACAAGGATCCTAAGGGCAAGAAGAAGCAGAAGGTCGCCGAGCCGAAGGGCGAGGTGGTGGTAGTGGAATGACCTCGCCGATCGTCCGCTTCGTGGTGACCGCCGTCGAGGAGAAAGGCGGCCTGCAATATATCTCCGGCCGCTCGCTGGCCGGCGAGTACCTGCCGCGGGTGCTGCACCTCGAGGCGCACGGCATGTCCGGCTCGCCGCCGCTCGGATCGATCGGCCTCGCCATGCCGATGGGCGAGAACCGCGACCAGATGGTGTGCATCGGCCTGGAGGCGCCAGGCAAACGGCCGACAGGCCTCGGCGCCGGCCATGCGGTACTCTACGACGCCGACGGCAACCAGATATACATCGGTAATAGCAAGATCACGCTGACGGCGGCCGACGTGGAGGTGCACGGGAACCTGAAGGTGATCGGCGGCGGCGTGACGAACGACGGCGTCGACATCGGCAAGACCCACGTGCACGGCGGCGTGATCTCCGGCGGCGACGACACCTCCACCCCGCACTGAGAGGGATCGATGAGCATCCGCATCATTCCGATCGCCCTCGACGGCGACGACACGCTGCTGGCGCCGGACATCGTCTGGGACGGTATGGTCGGCGAGTTCGCGGTTGCCGGCGCCGACGAAGGCGACAACGCCGGCGGGCTGCGCGCCAAGGCGGCGCTGGCGACGGCTGTGCTGATGCAACTGATGACCGACCGGGCCGCCGATCCGAGCGAGATGCGCGACGGCGACGACCAGCGCGGCTGGCCGGGCGACGGCATCAGCATGGCCGACGGCGAGGATCCCGACGTGATCGGTTCGAAGCTGTGGCTGTTGCGCCGGCGATCGCTCAGCGAGGCGGAAACGCCGCTGCTCGCCAAGCGCTGGACCGAGGAAGCCTTGCAGCCGCTGGTCGACGAAGGCGCGGCCGCCGGCTTCAGCGTGACGGTGACGGCAAAACCCACCGAAAACCGGATGGACATCGACGTGACGGTGACCGACCGCAGCGGCGCCGACGCCGTGAAACAGAAGTTCGCGATCCTCTGGGAGCAGATCCGTGGCCTCCACAAGCCCCTCGATCAATAGCCTTGCACGGGCCGCCTGGGCGGCGATCCGCACCTATCTGCCCGGCTCGGACGCGATGCCGAAAAAGAACACGCTGGTCGTGCTGGCGAAATCCTGGGGGCTGGTGCTGTTCGACGTCCATCAGCGCATCGAGTGGACGTTCCGGCAGATCTTCGCCTCGACGGCCGACGAGGACGTGCTGGAAAAAATCCACGGCTACGAGGAGAACGTGGTGCGCAAGGCGGCGAGCCGGGCGACCGGCACGATCGCCGGCACGGCCGATGCCGGCGAGAGCTTCGCCGCGGGTGTGCGGTTCCTGTCCGGCTCGCTCGGCTACGTGTCGACGGCCGCAGCTACGGCCGACGGCGCAGGCGCCATCAGCTTCAGCGTGCGCGCCGAGGTGTCGGGCGCGAGTTCGAACCTCGATACGGGCGCCAGCCTGACGCTGGCCGACCCCGGCAGCTACCTGACGCTGGGCACCGAGTTCACGACGGCGGCCGGGGTGGCCGGCGGCACGGACCGCGAAAGCCTCGACGACTACCGCGCCCGCATCCTCGACAGGAAGCGCCGGCCGCCGCAGGGCGGCGCGCTGTCCGATTACGAGCAGTGGGCGATGGAGGTTTCCGGCGTGGCGGCGGCATGGGCGGCGCGCACCGTCAACAGCCCGGGCACGGTGACGATCTGGGTGGTGATGGACGGCCGCGAGGATGGCATTCCGACCGAGGACGACGTGGCGGTCGTGCAGGCCTATATCGACGATCTCCGGCGGATCGGCACCGACATCTCGGTGGTGGCGCCGGTTCCCCAAGCGGTGGACATCACGGTCACCGGGCTAACGCCGAACACGGAATCGGTCCGCTCGGCGATCGCCGACGAATTGGCGGCACTGTTCGCACCGGACGCCGACGGCGCCAGTCCGCGCGGCCGGATGCGGCCCGGCACGGCGGACGAGGATTTCACGCTGTCGCGCAGCTGGATCGGCGAAGCGGTGAGCCAGGCGGTCGGCGAGAAGCGGCATGTGCTGACGGCACCGGCCGCCGACCTGACATTCGCGGCCGGGCAATATCCGGTGCTCGGCACCATCACCTACGCCTGAGGACGCCATGGGCATTTGCGACCAGCCGACGCTGCAGGTGCTGCCGCGTGACGCACTGACGGCGCCGACGGTGGACGACCTGCAGGCGATGAGCCTGATGCTGATCCCGCGCGGCGCCGCATGGGGTTCCTCCGACGACGAGGCGCCGCCGCTGACCGGCGTGCGCGCCATGCTGTTCAAGGGGTTCGCCGTCGGCCTCAAGGCCGCCTATGACCGGCTGACGGAGGTGCTGCAGGCCTCCGGCGTGACCAGCCAGTATATCGCGACCGACGAGTGGGAAAACGAGATCGGTCTGCCGGACGCCTGCCTGACACCGCCGGAGGACGACGAGGCGCGGCGGCAGGCGATCATCGAGCGGCGGCGCTGGCGCGGCATCATGACGCCGGCCGATTTCGCCTGCCTGGTCGACAATCTCGGCTACAGCGCGCGCATCGAGGATCATTTCGACGGCATGCGGGTGGGTTCGCCAATCGGCAACCTTCGCCTTGGCCGATCCTCCGACGAATGCGTGGTGACGTTCGTGGTCGAGCTTGTGTCGCCGCCGACGCATTTCGCCATCGGCACCGACGGCATCGGCAACGTGCGGCTTACGGACTACAGGTCCGCCGACGATCTTGCCTGCTACCTCGATCGCGTGATGCCCGCCGACATTCTGCCGGTGATCAACTACGTGGCCTGACGGCCGCCCATCCTCCAAGAGGTGAACCATGAAGCGGATCGGACCCTATGGGGACGAGGACGGCGAATATGTGCAGGGTGACGCCCGCGCCGGCATCAAGGGCAGCTATCTCGACGCGCGAGCGGTCGATCATGTGCAGAAGGAGGTGCAGCATGTCATCGAGGAGGCGGGGCTGCTGCCGTCGTCGAGCGACCTGACGCAGCTCTACCAGGCGATCGCGGAGATGATCGCGGCGGCGACGCCAAGCTTGGCGGCGTATCTGCTGAAGGCCGGCGGCACGATGACGGGCCTCCTGACCCTTTCGGGAGCCCCGACCGCCAATCTTCATGCGGCGACCAAGGCGTATGTCGACGGCCTTGCGGATGGCGTCGGACAGACCTGGCAGGATGTGTCCGCGTCCAGGGTGGCCGGCACCGTCTACCAGAACACCACCGGTCGGGCGATCAAGGTCCTTATGGTTCTGGCGAACAACACGTTTTTCATGGTCTCCGCCGACAACGCCACGTGGCTGACGCTCATAGATGGAGATTGCGATCAGGATGCCGGCGCTAATCCCGGCGAGATCACGATCCCTCCCGGCTATTACTACAAGGCGACCGGCATCTTAGGCCCGACTTGGAAGGAGTTGCGGTAATGGCGGAACATGGGTTTTATCACGCCGATCGCGGCTACTGGCAGGCAACCGGCGATGTTCCGGACGATATCCTTGCTACCTATCCGGAAGGCGTGGTCGAGGTGCCTTTGCGTCCCACCGATGGAACCTATGAATGGTCGGGAACGGATTGGGTTGCAGTTGCGTCCGCCCCCACAACCGCCGAGTTAGTGTCCTATGCGGCGGCCAAACGCTATGCGGTCGAGACCGGCGGCGTCACCGTCGCCGGCGCGTCGATCGACACCGGCCGCGAAAGCCAGGCGATGATCACCGGCGCCTACGCCTACGCGCATGCCAACCCGGAGGCGAACGTCAGCTTCAAGGCAACGAGCGGATGGGTAATCCTCACGGCGGCCGAGGTGACCGCCATCGCGACGGCCGTCGCCGCTCATGTGCAGGCTTGTTTCACGGCCGAGAAAGCCATCGACGATGCGATCGACGCCGGCACGGTGACCACTACGGCGGAAATCGACGCCTGGGCGTGGCCGAGTAACGAGTGAGGAACGAACATGGCGACCACTGCTTACACCGCTACGTCCGACAACTGGCTCAAGGTATCTGACGGCCTCGAAAACGTGCTTATCAGCCACAAATACGTGTGGCCGCTGCAAGTGCATGTCGGTGCGGCCGATCCTGCGCCGGATGTCGCCTACCATGAGATTTCCGCCAGCGACGCGTTTTGCATGCACGGAATTTCCGGCCTGAATGTTTATGTGCGCGCGGGATCGCCTGGTGGGTCGATCAAGCTTTCCGTGACGGCGGCGTAATCATGGCTGCGCTCCACCTTGGCCCGCCAAGCACGGGCTTCACCGTCAATCAAGCCGCAACGGTCCTGGGGCCGGGCGCCTGGTGGCTCTTCCCTTCCCGCCGCCTCGACGGCGTCTCCCCGCTCGCCATCCTGTCGCCGGCGTCGGGCCGGTCGATGCTCGCCGGCAAGGCGGTTAACGACAACGCGCTGATCTCGCGCCAGGGCGGCATCAAGTATGTGATCGGCCCGGATGGCAGCTTGCAGACGGTCCCTGCCAATACGCTGGCCTACGACTACAGCAACGGCGTCCGCGAAATGCTGTTCGAGGGAGCGGCCACCCCCGGCATCCGAAACAGCACTGGCGCAGGCGCGACGCAATCTGGCGCCGTATTGCCGACCTACTGGGGCACCTACAACGGCGGCGGACTGACGCGATATGTCACCCCTGCCATCACGGAAAAGGGGTTCCCTTGCCTAGACATCCGCATGGCGGGCGTGCTCACCGAAAGCTCCTGGACGCTATATTTCGAGAGGACGACCGCTGCGGGCATCGCCGCCGTGCAAGGCGATACCGTTACGGAGTCGCTGTTCCTGGCTCTCGTCGGTGGCTCTTTCGCCGGCCTAGAAGTCCGCCTGGAACTGTACGAGCGAGATAGCGCAGGAGCGGGAATTATCGGTTCCCGCAGCGCCGACATTAAAGGCGACGTGTCTGGCAGCCCCCGTCGCTTCTCGCACACATACACTATGGTTCGCCAGGACTGCGCCTACGCGCATCCTCGGCTGGTGTTCCTATCCTCGATAGGCACCGCCATTGACTTCACCATCCGCGTTGCGCTTCCTCAGTGGGAGAAGGCCGCAGTGGCGAGTTCGCCCGTCCCAACTAGCGGCACCCTCGTCACCCGGCCCACGGATCTCGCCCCGCTGTGGGCTGGCGCTGCTGACGCCACGGCGTGGGCATGGCGCGGTAACGTCCCGAGCCCTGTGGCGAGCGTCGGGTTGCTGGACGCAACCGGCGGTGCCTACATCGAGAGCGGCACGACAGACCCGACATTGTTGCGCATGGTTGGCGCGGTCACTCAGATCGGCGACACGGGCGTGGTGCCCGGGCCTGTCGGCATTGTTATCGGCTGGGGGCCTAGCGGCCGCCGACTTCAGAACGCCGGTAAGGCTGTTCGTGCTGACTCGACACTGGTCACCTTCGACAGGACGGCCATGCGTATCGGCCGCGCGGCGGGCTTCTCGACCGGCCACATTGTCCGCTTGCGCGAGCTCGTCGCATGGCGGCTTTCCGAGCGTCCATCGGTCGACGGCGTCCAGTCGCAGGCCAAGGTATGGAGCGCGTGATGCAGACGATACGCTTGCGCTTTGCAGACCAGGCCGCCGCTCTCGACGCTCTCCGCTCCGCCGGCTGGCTCACCATCGATCCGGACACCTCGGCCGAGACCGTGCCGCCGCTGGTGCACGTCGACGGCGTGCGCTGCGACATCGACATGATCGGCACGCTTTACGAGCAGACCGGGGATATGGACGCCGAGGGCAATGCGCCCACGGCCGCGCTCCCCGGCTATCACGTCAACCTGCTCTGGTGGGGCGACGCCATCGCCTCCCCGTCGATCGGCGGCGAGGTGGTCGACCCGAACCCGGCGCTGAGAGAGTGGCTGATTTAGGCGCCCCCCATCCATTTTTCCAAAGACCAAAGCCCGCTTCGAGTGGGCCTTTCCTGTGAGAAACTGATGACCATCCATCTCGTCGCCGACTGGCGCCGGGTGCTTTCGCGCGCCTGGTCGATGCGGCTCGTCTATCTGGCCGTTGCCGTGCTGGTGCTGGCCGAGATCGCCCAGTGGGCGGTCGAGATCGCCTATCTGCCGCCGATCTGGAGCCTCCTGCTCCGCCTCGCCGGCGTGGCGCTGATGATCGCGGCTATTCCCGCCCGTGTGCTCCTGCAAAAGGAATTCCACGATGAGTAAGCTTTTTGCCACGAAGCGGGCGAAAGCGGCCATCGCCGGCGTCATGGCGCTGGCGACTGCCTCGGCCGGTGGTGTGTGGTACGCCAAGGCGCCGGACGGCAAGCAATATCCCGCCGCCGTGGTGCTGGCGGTCGAAAAGCTGATCAAGCCCTGGGAAGGGCTGGTGCTGAAGGCGCACTGGGACGCCTACGGCAAGGTGTGGGACATCTGCTACGGCGAGACCAAGGGCGTCCGCCCCGGCATGGTGAAAACCCGCGCCGAATGCGACGCCATGCTCATGGAGCGCGTCTACCGCGACTATTACCTGCCTATTATGGCTTGCGCTCCGCCGCTCCAGGACGCTCCCGTGTCGGTCGCCGCGGCCATGACTTCCGGCGCCTATAACTTCGGCGTCGGCACCATCAAGCCTCGACGCGGCTGGTGTGGTTGGAGCGTAGGCGAGAATATCCGCGCCCGCAATTGGCGCGGCGCCTGCGAGGCGCAAACCAGGATCAACACATCGGGCGGCGTAAAGCTGGACGGCCTCGTCCGCCGGCGCGAGATGGGGGACGCCCAGCGGATCGGCGAGGGCGAACTCTGCGTCTCCGGACTGGAGGGCTCGAAATGATCGCGCTCGCCTCGGCAGCCTGGGCGCTGCTCTCCGACAAGATGAAAGCCGCCGTCGTCCTGATCGGCGGCTTTTTCATTGGCGCGCTGCTCACCTTCCTGGCCGTCACCTTCGCCTATGAAGGGCTTCGCTTGCCGCTGGTCGGCCAAGTGATCGATGGCCGCGTGCAGACGGCCGTCAAGGCGGCGACGGCGGAGCTCGTTTCCCGCTCCGAGGTGACGGCCCTTAACGCACAGCTCAAGGAGATCGAGCGCCAACGGCAGGTGGCGATCAACGCCGCCACGGCCGCCCGCGCTCGCGCCGAACAGGCCCAGAAGGAGACCACGGATGCCCTCGCGAAGCTCGACGCGGCCGTTGCCGCTGACGCTGGCCCTGACGGCTGCGCTTTCACTGACGACGATCTTGAGTGGCTGCGGCAGCACTGACACGGCGCGCCTCGACGCGGCCGCGGCTGCGACTGGCAAGGCTGCGGCCGGCGTGAGCCTGCCCGAGTGGCCCGACCGATGCCGGGCGCACATGGAGCGCGTGATGCCCAAGGCCGGCGAAAAGGCCCGCTGGGTGCAGAAGCGCTGGGAGATCGTGGCCGACCAGCAAGACCGGCGGACGGACGACTGCGCCGCCTATTACGACGACGTGCGGGCCGGGCTCGCGGGAGAGAGCAAAGAATGATCGATCAGGCTGTTGCCGTGCCGGCCGTCGGCGTCATTGTCGGCGCGATCGCCGGCGCCATCGGCGGCTGGCTCGCCAAGCGGGCGGAAAAAGCGCCGGACATCCAGTCCACCCTTTCGGAGGCCGTCGCCAAGGTGGTAGCGCACTACCAGCAGGCGCTCGACCGGTCGGACGAAGAGGCGGCCGAGGCGCGCGCCGAGGCCTCGGCGCTGCGCGAAGAAATCGCCGAGATGCGCCGGATGATCGAGCGGCAGTCGGCCAAGCTCGACGAGCAATCCATGGAGATCGAGCTGCTGGTGAAGCAGATCGGCAGCCTCGAGCAGCAGATCGTCGACATGGGCGGCCAGCCGCCGGCCCGCCGCCTGCGCAGCAAGGTCAAAGAGGTGACGGCATGACGCGGCCCGTGGGAAAGCATCTGACGCACGAAGAGCACGCGGAGATTCGCCGCCGCCTGGCGGCTGGAGAACAGCCGAGCCGCATCGCGTCGGCTGTCGGCTGTCGTGTGCAATCGGTCTGGAAAATCCGGCGGGCCATTCTGGCGGGTAGCGCCATCGCCGCCCAGCCGGTACCGCCGGAGCGGCCCGAGGAGGTGCCGCCGGCCGACCCTGTCGAGGTGGCGCGGCTGAAGACGCAGATGAAAGCTCTGCAGGGCGAAAACAAAACGCTGCTCGACCGCGCCCGCAAGGCCGAGGATCTGCGCGCCGGCCTGTTCGGCCTGACCGAGACGCCGCCCGAGCCTGTGGCCTTCCGGACGCCGGAAGGCGGCAACCCCTCGGCCGAGACCATCGTGTTGTTCCTCAGCGATCTCCACTGGGGCGAGCGCGTGTCGATCGAGGCGATGGACGGCCTCAACAGCTACAGCCTCGACATCGCGCGGGCGCGCATCGGCCGGTATTTCCAGACGGTCGCCGATCTCGCGACAAAGCATTGGACCGGCCCGCCGCCGGCGCGACTGATCCTGATCCTCGGCGGCGACCTCGTCTCCGGCGAGATCCATGCCGAGTTAGCGAAGACCAACGAAGCCAAGGCGCTGCCGGCGGTGAAGGACTGCGCCAGCCACCTTGCCGAGGGCATTGCGCTGCTGCGGCGGCGCCTGCCCTGCCCGATCGACATCGTCAGCCTCGCCGGCAACCACGGCCGGTCGACGCTGAAGCCGGAGAGCAAAGAAGCCGTCGAGACCAGCTACGACACGCTGGTCAGCGACTTCCTGGAGATGGCGCTGCGCCAGCGGAGGGACGTATCCTTCTACGTGCCGAGCTCGGTCGACGCCCTGTTTCCGGTCTACGGGTTCCGTCTGCTGGCCACGCACGGCGACCGGATCGGCAGCCGAGGCGGCCAAGGCTTCATCGGCCCGGCCGCGACGGCGGCGCGCGGCATGAAGCGCATCGTGGCCGACTATTCGGCGCGCAGCGTGCATCTCGACCTGATCCTGATGGGCCACTTCCACACGGCGATGCAGCTCGAGGAGGGCTTCGTCAACGGCTGCCTGCCCGGCCCGAGCGAGTATTCGCGCGACGGCCGCTTCCGCCCTGCCCCAGCCCGGCAGCTCTGGCTCACCATCCACCCTCGCCGCGGCGTGACCACCACCAGGTGGATCAATGTCGGCGTGCCGAGCGAGGGCGCGCTCTACGCGCCTCCGCCGCCCGATCGCGAGCTGCGGCCGCGCTGGCGCGTGCCGGCGGTCAGCGTGCCGGCGGAGTGATATCCAATGTCCGTTTTCGTGATCGGCCTGACCGGCGCCGCCGGCTCGGGGAAATCGACTGTTGCCCAGTACATCGTCGAGGAGTGGGGCGGACACCGCCGCCCCTTCGCCGGGCCGCTGAAACGCATGCTTCAGACCTTCCTTCAGGATCAGGGGGCCGGGTTCAACGCCGCGCTTCGGATGGTGACCGGCGATCTCAAGGAGGTGGCCACCGACTATCTCGGCGGCCGGACGCCGCGCGAGGCGATGCAGACGCTTGGCACCGAGTGGGGACGCGAGCTGTCGCCCGACCTGTGGGTGGATGCCTGGCGCCGATCGGTCGAGCAGTGCGAGCTTCCCTTTTCCGCCGACGGTGAGACGGCGCTGATCGTCGCCGATGACGTCCGCTTTCCGAACGAAGTCGCGGCGATCAGGGCGCTTGGAGGGATCATTGTGCGCATTGATCGGCCGGACGCGGGCTTGGCCGGCGCGGCCGGGCAGCATGCCAGTGAGCGCGGAGGGCTTGGCGAGCCGGACATGACGATCGCCAACATCGGCGATCTGGCGCAGCTCGGCATGTGCGTCGACATGATCGTGGCGGGCGTGCTGGCGTGA